GCAAACCGGGTCGGTGCTGGGCTCGATGATCCGCGCGACGCTCGGACACGATATCGACGACGCCGACTTTCGGTTGCCGGTGCCCGCCGCATGGCGAGCCAAGGCGGACGCGCTGATCGACCGCCAGCACAAGCCGGTGATGGTGCTGCGGCCGCTGGTCGAGCGCACCGAATGGCGCGGCTGCGCGGCGCGCAATCCGGATCCTGTCGCCTATGCGGCGCTGTTCAACAGCATCCGCGACCGCTTCTTCGTGGTGTCGCTCGCAGACATCGTGCCGGGCGTGGAAGAGCTGGTCACTGACTTGCCGCCCGACATCTGCTTCCACAAGGGCGAACTGGACATCGAGGCGATCGCCGGTTTGATATCTCGCGCGGCGCTGACATTCTGCTCGCCAGGGTTCGCGGTGCCATTGTCGCAGGCGGTCGGGACGCCGGTAATCGCCGTGTTCGGCGGCTTCGAATGCTCGCGATCGTTCAGCGGTGGACATCGGTTCGCGCCAACGCTCGGCATCGACACGATCAATCCGTGCCAGTGCTGGTCGCATACCCACAATTGCGACAAGCGGATCGACCTGCAGGCGGCACATGCGGATATCGAGGAGTTCATCGCAGACAATGTTGCCGAGCGTGCCGAAGTCTTCGCTGGACGTGCGGCCGATCGACTGGAGCGGCTTGCCGAGGCGGTTCATGAATAAGGGCGAACTGGAAACGCTGATCGCACTCGTGCGCAGCGTGCGCCCGCACCACGTCGTGGAATTCGGTGTCAATGTCGGCCGCACCGCAAAGGCGATCATGGCAAACGTGGCGGGGATCGAGCACTACACCGGCATTGATGTTGCGCCCGGCTACGTGCCGGCGAAGGCGGTGCAGCGCAATGAAGTCCCGGCGCATCCGGGCGAGCTGGTTGCGGCCGACCCGCGCTTTCAACTGGTCGTAAGGCCGCGCGGTTCGCTCGACCTGGCCGCGGCGGATCTCGCGCCATGTGACGCGGTCTTCGTTGATGGCGATCACGGCCGCGAAGCCGTCATGCACGACACGGCATTGGCGCGGGCGCTTGTGCGTCCGGGCGGCATCATCGTATGGCACGACTACCACGATCTCGGCACCGTCGACGTGAGGGACGTTCTCGACGAGATGCATCAGGCGGGTGATGCTATCTATCGCGTTGAGAATAGTTGGCTCGCGTTTGAACGGCGAGAAGCCTGATGACAATCATAGCCAAAAATATCGGCCGGATAAATGTTTGGCCTACCTATGGCACGGCGCGGGAAGCCGATACCGAGGAATGCAAATTCATCGGTCAGATGACGGTGTGGAGGACAAATGAAGAGGCTCGCGCCAACATATCGCACGAGGAAGAGGGTGGAGGCGGCGGCGCGCCCGACTGGGTGCCGGCCAATGCCGTGATCCACATTGATCTCGTCGGCGGCAGTCCGCAGGGGCGGGCGTGGGTGGCGGGCACCGGCGAGGTCGCGGTCGAGACGTTGCTGGGAAATGACCCGAACACGTTTAATGCGTGGGGGGAGTCGAATTACGACGATGACTTGCTGACGCCATCATTCGGGTATGGCACGGAAAGTACTGAAGGAGACGATGCCCCCATCGTGGCTTTAATCGGGAACGCCCTGACGACAACTCTTGGGGAATTTACCTGTACTATTAGGGTACTTGACCATCGCATGGACTCTCCCGTTGATCATGTCAGTCTTGTTCTTGCGTCAATGGACGGCAATGACGCGCTGGAGTTGGATGTCGAGGGGTCAGCCTTGTCGGTTCTGGGGTATAGCTGGGGTGGCTCGCTGGATGAAGAGATTGGCAATATCACCAATAATCTGAATGACGCGCTCAACTGTGCAGCACTTACAGTGGCTGGATCACGTTTTGAATTTGCAGCAAACGGCTCGACTGCGGAAGCAGGTATTGTTGGTGAGACTGATAGACCTCCCGGCAACCCTTTCGTGACAGCATTCTTGTTGCTCAAGGATGGCGGACAATATCTGCAGTCTCTCACCCTCTACGACCCGCTGCCCTCGACCGCTGGCCTGTCCGAACTGTCGGAAGTGTGACCCATGGCCGTCGATTACAGCGCGCTGCTCTACGATCCGGTGTATGCCGAGATCGGCGTGCCGGCGACGCTTGCCGCCGGGACCGCCGGCGAAGTCGCGCTCACCGTGATCGACGACACACGGCCGAAGGCGCTGCCGGCCGGATCTGCCGAGGTGCGCAGCGTCGGGCCTGGTGCCTTCGTCCGCATTCCCGAACTTGCCGAGAACGGGATCGCGCGTGAGGACTACACCGACGCGATGCTGGCCTTCAACGGCCGCACCTGGATGGTGCGATCCTACGAACTGCGCGGCTCACCGAACGGCGAGGATCTTGGCGAGGTGCGGTTTCTGTTGAAGGAGCACGCGGGCGGCAACGGCGGCAATGGCGGCAATGGCGGCGGCGTGTCGGCATCGTTTTCTGTTTCCAGCCGATCAATTTCTGGAGGGGCGATTTGATGGCTGTGATGATGGGGACGCCGTTCGATCGTGTCGAGTGCATGACGGCGACACTGGGCACTGGTGTAGTGGCGGTGACCAACCCCAATCCGCGTTTCATGCGCCCTTACGATGCGGGTGTTCGCGACGGCGATCCGGTTACGCTGCTGATCGAAGAAGGCAACGACTTTGAACTTACTGAAGCGACCACGCGAAACTGCAGTGCGCAGAGTTGCGAGTTTACACGCGACTTCGTGCGCTATTCCTCCATCGGCGGCGTGATCGGTCAGGCCAAGCTTCCGCTGAAAGGGGCGGCTCGCGTGTCTATCGTTGCCGGCGCAGCCGACCTCAACGTGCACAGAGGCGGCACGATCAACGGCAGTATCATCCTCAACGGCGATCTCGCGGTCAGCGGCATCCTGACAGCGCCAGGATTGGAGGTGCCGCCAGGGCCGTCCGGACCGCAGGGGGCAGCAGGTCCGCCCGGGCCGCAAGGCGAGGCGGGGCCGCAAGGTGAGCCGGGCGCGCAGGGACCGCAAGGTCCGCAAGGAAATACTGGAGCTACCGGACCCGAGGGGCCGACAGGGGCGCCTGGTCTACAAGGGCCGCAAGGACCAAAAGGCGACAAGGGTGATGCTGGCACGCCTGGAGCAAGCGGGCCGCAAGGTTCCGTCGGACCGGCAGGGCCGAGCGCCGTCAGCGCCAACGCGGGAAATCTGGCCAAGCTCGGCACCGACAATCTGATCTTTGTTCCGGCTCCTACGGCCATCAAAGGCGTTACCGACGGAAGCGATGCTGCAGCCGGCATGGTGGGCGAGGTGATTTCGTCCAGCAACTTCGGCGGGGTCGCATTGACCACGAACGTGTCCATGAATGTCACGCAGATAGCCTTGACGCCCGGTGACTGGAATGTGGGCGGCGTCGTCATCTTCACGCCCAGCGGCACTGGCCCGAATTCCGTGATTGCAGCTCTCAGCCAGACCGCAGCGACTCTGCCAACCGATAATGACGTGGCGACCGGCAAGGCAATCATGCAGCAGATTTGGGCGAGCTCGATGCCATCGAACAAGACCCAGACCACGCCGACGAGCTTGATCCGCGTTAATACCAGCACACTGAAGTCTGTGTATCTGGTGGCATTGGCTGTCTTTGGTGGCGGCTCGGTGACTGTGACGGGCTATGTCAGCGCCCGTCGTGTGCGATGAGCATCGACGTTCGCGAGGACATACTCGCGCGGCTGCTCGAGGTCGTCGCCACCATTCCAAATCTTCGATCCGCGCACCGCAACAATGTGGACATCACCGAGGATCAGTTGCCGGCCGCGATCGTGTTCGACGGCGACGAGGAAACTACCGACGCGAGCGACCTGTCGATGCGCCCGCCGCATCGGCCGACCGTGGTGCAGATGACGCCCGAGATCATCATCGCGCAGCAGTCCGACCAGGTCGGATCTGACATCACCACGCTGCGGCGCGAACTGATCAAGCGAGTACTCACCGACACCGAGCTGAACGAACAGATCGTCAAGACCGGGCGGCACGGCAATGGCGCGATCCGTTATCTCGGATGCCAGACCGATGTTGGCTGGATGCGCTCGCTGCACGGAGCGCTGCGCGCGCAGTTCATGTTCAAGTACACGCTGAAGCCGGAAGACCT